ATCTCAAATCCTGCATCCTCAATATTAACAGCCATTCTATGCTGTGTTCTTGTTCCTGCAAAGGATAGTAAATACCCACCAGGCTTTAGAACTCTTAAACACTCTTTCCATATATCTACACTAGGTACATCATAATCCCACTTCTTACCCATAAAGGATAGTCCATAGGGAGGGTCAGTAACAATAGCATCAACTGAGTTATCCTCTAAGTCTTTAAGTCTATCTAAACAGTTACCGAGCAGTAGTTCCATTGTAATAAAACTAAATTAAACTATCTCCTGACATTAAATTGTCTATAGACTCGTTAATATCAACTTCGTCATCATTTTCTTCTTTTTCTAGTTCTCCATACATATTAACCTTAGGGTGTTCAAAGTAGTCTGGTCTTGCCATACAAAGATATCTAACCGTATCTACTAGGTCATCCCCTATCTTGTAAGGTGTTGGGTTCATTCCATAGCTTCCATCATTAAACTCCTTCCAATGATAATTCTTTATCTCTTCCACAAGCAAAGGACATCTATTCTTGTCAATAAACAACCTGTTCTCTCTAATCATTCTAGTTACTCTGCTTATACCAGGCATAAGATCATTATTGGCAGGAACAAACCCCCAGCCCTCTTCTTGTAATTGGAATAATATACTCTGTCCACTAGTTTGGTCTGTCTTTCTCCCCGACGGGTCTATAATGAACATTTCTATATCCTCTTCTTTAAGACCATTTCTAACTAACATTGATTGTAAATATCTTGATATGTCTCCGACATGTAAATGGCTCTCTCTAAACTCGTCAATAACAAAGAGATTTCCCTCTAGGTCTTCTTTAGCCAATATACAAGCAGTAGGGTGTTCCCACCCAGGGTCAAGAGACACAAAAAAGATATCAGTAACTTTTCTCTCAGGACTCGCTTTACAATGTATCTCCTCTTTGAAGTCGGGATATATCATACCTGCAAAGGCTTCAAAACTTGCCATGTATTCCTGCTTCCATATCAACTCTGGTGTTTTCCTTCTAACATCTTCTATCTGTTTAGCACTCCAATATGGAGAGTCATATACTGTATATTGGAAACTCTCATATTCTGGGTCTTTAGCTAATCCTCTTAAAAATAGCTCATAAAACAGGTTTTGTCCTTTAGGTGTTCCTATAATTCTTGTCTGGTTATCCTCTGCTTTAATCATAGGCATTATAGTATTGTGCCACAAAGAATCTTTCTTCAATATGTGTCCAGCCTCATTTAATACAGCCCTCTTATAGTTAAATCCCTCTAGGTTCTCTGGCTTTTGTGCCGAACCAAAGTCTATATATCCATGAGGCAATTTAAGTATCTTCTTTTGAGCATTCCAATCGCAATATGAAGAGATGGGTTTAAGTAGAGGTTTGAAGTATCTTTCTATATACTTATCAATGTTAGTATGAACGGTATCTACCCATAAAGAAGGACAATTTAATCTCATTGTTTCTCTTATAATCCATTGTGCAAAATTATATGTCTTCCCAACTTGTCTTCCAGCAGGTACTACTACAAAATGTTTATCACTATTTATTGCTGGAAGTATAAACTCTGGGTAATTAAACTCAAGATTTAGGTCTGTCATCTTTTGCTATCCCCTCTTTTATGTTAATGATTATATTCCCTCCCATATCAACATCTAACTGCTGAGGTGCATTGCTTATATGTTTGTTTATCCTATCCAATATAAACTTTGGGTTTTTTGCATACTTAAACATATCTACTTCCACAACAGTATAATTCTGTGGGTTGTTCTTTATGTCTTCCTTAATATCTAGAAACTCCTTGTAGCTCATGTGCTGATATCTATCATAAATATCCATCATTTCTCTTGCCATTCTTCTTCTCTCCCAGCCCTTACTCTTTGCTTCTGGACTGGGTTGATATTCGGAAGTAAACATTACCCTGTGTCCATCTAAGTGGTCTTTATCGTTTTTAATATCGTTTTCCATGATATACTATTATACCATTATTCTAGCTTGTCTAATTCTCTTAAAATCTTTTCTCTCTTCTTCTTAAGAGATAACAACTCTGCTTCTCTAGCCTCAGTTCTACCACCTTTAGATTGTATACCGTTTATTATCTTGTGCCTCTGGTTGTTTATCTGGTGCAACTGTGCTTTTAGTTTTCTCTTTCTCCCAAATATTCTCTCCCAACCCTCTTCATAATTCTTCTTGCTCTCTAATGTGATTGTTGTATATGGCTTACTTACATCTTCGCTCATAGTGTTTTAGTCCAATCTAAAATTATATCTAAACTTAAACTAGGTCTTTTTATATACCTATCCATATCAATAGGCTTTTGTTTAAGAAGTTTCTCTCCTATCTTCAGGTATGTATTGTTTATTGGTACTCTAACAGGGTCTCCTAGTTCTTTATAGGTCTCCTCTTCATCAACTACATAAACAGGTATTCCCATAAGCCTAGCAAAGCTCTCAAAAGTGGAAGAAAACGGTGTAAATACCATGTCATACTTAGGAAGTTTCTCTTTTATATCTTCTAAAATGTTATCTTCTACATTATTAAACCACTTCTTTGGTGCTGATATATCGCCAGTCTTATCGGTTAGTTTAACTGTCCAATCAAACTGTGGGTATGCTTCTCTTAACTGGTTAAATACTATCTGATTGTACTCCTGAACATCCCTAAACCAATGTAGTGCCACATATAAAGCTTTATTACCTGTATGTTTACTCTTTTTAATGTCATCATATATGGGATTGCCTGTAACTAAAACATTCTTAGGATCAACCCCAGCTCTTACCAAAGAATCCCTACTCTCATCTCCTAGTGCTAAATATCCATCAGCAATAAAATCCTTGTCATCTAACTCGTAATCAAACAACGAACCAAAACCATGTTCATAAACTATCACCTTTTTACCCATAGATTGTAATGTCTTTACCTCATTTCTAAATGGAAAATCTGCCCACATAAAAACTACCTCACTCTCCATTAGTTCGTTATCAGGGATGCCCCATTGCCAAAAATCATGATGATTATAAATATAGTATCTCATTTCTTTCCCTCGTTTTTAATTATTAGTTATACTCTTTTGGTAATAATACCAAGTCCGCAACTCTCTTTTCTCTCACTAAAATCCCAATCAGGGTGTTGCTCTTGAAGTTCTTCAAAGTATCTCTTTATACCAAAACCCCTACCAGTTTCTTGAGTATCATGTAAAATTATATGCCCACCTTTAGGCACAAACTTACTCCAACCCTCGAAGTCTTCTTTAATATCCTCGTAAAAATGCCTACCGTCTATATGAAGTAAATCAATAGGCTTATCCCAGCCCTCTAACGCCCTGTTAAAAGACTTCTTAATCAAGGTTACATTCGGATATTGAGATAAACATTCTGTTGCCACATCTTCTACCTCTGTTCCAAACTTTCCACTATGCTCATCTCCCATAAAATGGTCTATACCATATAACTTAGTATCTAATCCATGATCTAAACAGCTCTCCGCCATTGTTGCAAGTGAGTGTCCGTAATAAACTCCCAACTCTACAATAACCTTAGGCTTCCATATAGGTATTTGATTATAAATATAGAGGATATGACCTTCCCATGCTGTTGGGTGTCCCTTTAAGTATTTATACCATTTAAAATCCTCAAACATCTCTATATATTATACCATTTTAAATAACATTTTAAACAACTGGAAAGACATAATCTTCCCTAATATCTTCTATCGCTTCTCTCATTTCTCTATACCATTTCTTGTTTATCTCACCCTTGTCTAGTATTCTCTTAGCAACAACTATGCACTCTGATAGTTCACAAGAAGGTATTTTTTCTCCTAGCCAATAAGAATTTATTATCTCTCCCCAGTTGACTTTATGATTATGATAAACACAGCCAACAAAGGGTTTAAAGGTTAAATCATCTGGATAAATCTGGTGCCATAATAAAAATGCTACTTCTCCTATGCTTGAGGTTACATAGTCAGCTTCTTTTCCCATTGGTGGCAGTAGGTAGACAAATTATATCCAATATAAAACTAATTTTTACCTTTTGTCAAATTATTTAAAATCTTCACTTCACTTATAGGACTAAAAGTGTCTCATTTCTCAATAATATCCTTCAACTCTTCTAATTGCTTCTCCATATCCTCTAAAGTCCACTTCTTAATCTGATTTTTTATCGTATAAAGATAGGCATAGTCTTCCCACCTTTTATCCTCTAGCCACTCCCTAAACCATAACGGATCTTCATGGGCTGATTCTATTCCAAACCTATGGTGCTTGACGCATAAACAGACTCCATCCCTTATATCCCAGCGTACCATTCGGTTGCGTCTCCCTACAATATGATGAGAGTTTAAGTGTCCAGATTCTCCTATACCACAAACTTCACATTTATATCCAGCCTTTTTCTTAACAGCTAAACTCCATGCTTCGTCAAGTTTTTTACTTAACTTCCCCTTTGTTAGAGGTTTTTTTGTCTTGGGCATTTTTGCGACCCCTTTTAGCATAAACTAAAATAGCTCTCTCTTGATCCTCGTCTAACATAATAACTCCCTTTACAATGTGGGGCTTTATATCACGAACAGCCAATCTCTTGTACAAGGTTACTGGACTTATATTATTCTCTTTTGCTATCTGATATATTGACTTCATGACACCATTGCTCTAATTAAACTTAATAACAAAAATACGCAATACACACTAGCACAACCTATAAATACTAACACTAAAAGGTATGTGATAGCTCTTATTACTTCCTTCATATTCATATTATACAATATTAAAAAATTATAATCATCAAAATTATCAAAACAACTACTAATGCCACACAACCCATAACTTCGTCTTTCTCAAATAATTCTGCTAAAATCTCCAAAACCAATCCTAAAACAATAGGGACTACAAAGAATACAAATATCAAAGCACCAACGATTGTCCAAAACATATTAGTCCTCCTCAAAACTTAAATTATCTAATTCTCTAATCTCTTGTAAGTTCTCTTCATGAATCCTTGCCATTCTATCAATGTAAAACTTTGCCTGTTCCTCTTTTGTAGGCTTTCTCCCCAACTTCTTTTCCTGTATCACAAATAAATCTCTTCGCTGTTGTTGACTCGGTGTTATTCTGGTATCTAGGAACGGATCTTCTGGCAAGTGTTCCATTATATCTTTAGTGCTAATATCGGCTTCTAGCACATCTACAACATCAGTAATAACTGCTATTGCTATATTACCTCTCATACCTCTTATCTCTGCTATATCACTATCAGGGACTTCTAAAAGAGAATCTAGTTTAAGAGATACTGTTCCGTCTTTTCTATCATTATAATTTTCTAGTCTACATTTAAGCACCTTCATTTTTTGCTCTTTGACAATTTAGATCTCTTGTTTATTTTCTCTGAGTAGTTGGCAACCAAGTATTGTAGTAAGTAACAACTTATCTCTTCGTCAATGTTTTCTCCTACTCCAATTAAGTAGAATATTTTTTTAACAGTATGTAATAATTCGTGAGTTAACATACCAATATCATCAGAAGTCCAATTCATCTTTCTTAGCCAAATAACAACTTTAGAAAAACCATCTCGTTCTAACACCTGAACACTTCCGTCTAATCCCTTTGTTTCTATATCCATTGTAGAGGGTATGCTTTTCTCTCCAATGTAAAGTTCGGTTTTTATGTTATAAATTGGAACTTTAAGCTTCCATACTCCTTCTACACCCGACTTTTCCATTCTTTTCCCTTTAATAATTTAGATATGAGTTTCAAACTATCAAACACACTTAATTCCTCTTCTCCAATAAGTGTGGTTTCAAAGGATACTCCTGTCTTTAAGTGTATTCTATAAGTAAATCTGTCTTTACCCACTTTACTATTGTCGTAAACAGAATATTCTTCTTTCTTTGATATATATTCTATTGCCGACAAATCATCTGCATTCACAAACGACAACCCAAATTTTAGATATTCATTAGTTTTTTCCATTTTGCACCTTAAATACCCTCTTTTATATGCTTCTTCTTCTCTCTCGGTTAATAGCTTTTCTATAAAATCTATTAAATAATCTTCATCTTTAAGGTTATCAACATATTCTCCTATTGCTCCATAAAAGTCTTTTTTCCATTCCTCTTGTTCTTTAGATTGTTCTGGAACTTGATTTGTTTGTTTTATATTCTTCATTTTTCTTCTTTTAACAATTTAGATAGTCTCTTATGAGCCTCTTTATATATCTCAAACCACCTAAGACTGGCCCAAAGAGAACTAACATTTTGTGGTATATCTTCTTCAGAAATAACCCACTCTAATAATTCTTTTTCTCTCTCAGATAACAATTGCTCTATAAAATCAATATATCTTTGTATATCTGGTTGGTCTTTGAAACAATCTGTAAGTACCATTTGTTTAATCTCTTCTTTCCACTCACCTTGCTCTTGGGACTTACCTAATATTCTCTCTTTTGCAACCCTGTCCATAACATCTTGCATTGAAAGAGTTATTTGGTTAACAAGAGACTTAAAAATCTTTTTAACCTCACCGTTATTCTTTCCCTCTACTGAGAGTTTTATTGTCAAATCCTTTGCATAAAATGTATGTTCTATCTTACTCATTTTTTACCTCCTTTATAAATTTAATTATTTATCCCTTATAAGTATATAATGTTTATCCTTAATTATAAAGTCGATTTCATCACCCTTGTTTATTCCTCTGTTTAGCAGTATATATACTGCAATTCTCAAACCTTCATTCTCTCTTTTGAGTAGTTTTAGTATGTCCATCTTCTTTTTCCTTAAATAATTTATCTATCCAGTCTTCTGTATAGGCAAGTTCCTCAACTTCGTATGTTCCGTCTGTCTTAAAGACTACGACTGCTATGGGCAATTCTTTGCCAAGAGCATACCTATACATACTTAACTGGTATGAGACCTCTTTTATTCTCTTTGGGTCTCTCTTGTAATTTCCTTTCCAAGCACCGTATGTTTTCCAGTCCATCAGGTATTCTTTATCCTTGTAGTTTACTATTCCATCTAGTGTTCCAGCATACATGAACTCATCACAGAACACAGTTACCTCTGACTCCAACACTTTATATGTGTCTGTGAAGTCCTGTACGCCTCTGTAAAGCCCTTCTTCTGCAACCCCTACTGTTGGAGGGTCTAAGTAAAGAACACCCCTTGTCTTGTTGTTAATCCAACTTGACACCTTGCTTCCAATAGATGACGACAAGGTTCTTATGTCGTCTGGGTTATACCCCTGTTGTTGACACCACCTTTCAAAAGCCTCTTTATTAAAAGGAAATATCTTTTCCAACAGGCTTGTTACAGACTGGTATTCTTTTCCGTCTTTTATGTAGTGTCTCATGTCATTAGTGCTTAATTAAAATGGTAGGTCTTCGTCAGTTATAACATCATCTTTTTCTGCTAACTTCTTTTTTAACTCTGCATTTTCCTTTTCAAGTTCTGCTACCCTAGTTCTCAGGTCAACCTTTGGCACTTGAAAGTTCCAGTATTCTCCGTCGTTGATTATCTTTCCAGTTATTGTGTCTCCAACTTTCCAGTTATCTGCTACTCCATCAAAGTCTA